CACTAGTAGGGATAATGATTACATTAGCAGTGCCAGAAAGGGTGGCGTCGCCAGTCACATCAAGTGTGCTAGAAGCGGTAACCGTAGTCGCAGCAACTGCGCCTGTTACGTCGCCTGTTACGTCGCCCTGAAAGCCGTTAGTCGAGATGACTGGGCCTGTAAAAGTAGTATTCGCCATTTTGAGAATCCTCACATGCGAGTTAATTTTGGGGTGCATCTGTCTGCATGTCGTCAGCCGGGACTGTCAGATACACCGGATGACCCCGGTATAGTTACTATATACCATTTCGGGTGTAAGTACACAATACTTAAACAAAAAAAGCCCACCTGTGGGGGGTGGGCTAAGACCTACAAGGGAGATAAATCAGTTTCACAATATCACTTAAGCCGGGTCTCGTAAATATTCTTTATCCACCACATGAACATATCTTCGCCAAGGGTGTGTTTCATGGTGTTTACCCTAGCAGCAACTAGCTGTACGTTTTCCCGTACGTAAGGACCGTTGGGGTTTACTCGGTCTATCGAGGCGTTAAAGTCTTTTTGTTTTTTATCGCCATAGGTGCCGTCTCTTTGGTGGGTCATCAAAACCCCGGACAACGCGCATTTGCCGTCCTGTATTTCCCACAAATCAATAAGGTCTTCCGAAGTTAGTTCATAATCAACGCCCTGTTTAATGCGTCCGGATTTTAGCTGTGTATTTAATACCCGTAGGTAGGATTCGGGGGTGGCAGAGGTCTTTCTTGCCCTTTGCAAAGTAACGCACTGTTGGCATACGCTCCGTATAAAGCCTTCTTTGAAATGCTCGAATTGAGACAGTTGCTTAGTTTTGTTGCAAGAATTGCATATCCGAGAGCCTTGTGGTTCTTTTGACGTTTTCTTTTGTTCTCTAGGCATGTGAAATCTCCGCAAAAGAAAGGGGGCCGAAGCCCCCAATCTTAACACCTTTTGTCTTCTTATGAAGCGCCGGGTGAACCGAAGATGCCCAGTGGGTCAGATACGCCGAAGCTGTATCGCTCACGAGCCTTATATCGGCTGTTGCCTGTGTCAAAGTCTGCGTCCATGCTAGTTTGCATAGGTGAGCGGACAAAGTGCTTCAGGCCGTTAGGTACGTCAGTCATCAAGAACCACGCATTGGTGTCAGTCAGGTAGTTATTTACTGTATAACCACCGGGGATTGAACCGTTGTTGCGGATTGCGTTGATGTCGTTATCGGCTGTAGACACACGAAGCTCAGTATCCAACAGGCGAGTAGCAACGAATTGCAGCGCAGGTGGGATTACAAGCTTAGAGGGCTTAGCAGCGATAAGGAGACCGCGCTCATCAGTCCAACCAGCGATCTGGATAACGGCAGCTTCGAGTGAAGTTTCGTTAAGATCGGCTGCAACAGCAGGACGGTTTGAGTTAGCGCCACCAGAAACGAGTGGGTGGTCAGTCGCACACAAAGTCTTACCGTCACCATAAGTAGTGCCGGAGAAAGCGTTGTTGAGGATGGCAGCACCCTTAACTTGCTTAGTGTACGCCATCGCACGTGCGAGAGCCTTCGTGTAACGTGAAGAGAGTGAATCGTAGAGGTTATCTTCGATTGCTTCCTCAGTTAGTGAAAAGCCCATAGCGATTGTCTCGTGAGTGTAACGAGCAGTCCACGCTTCTTGTGCGTTGTCATAGTCGATGGCAGAACCTTCACCCTTAACAGGTGCAGCGCCAAAGCCTGACAATTTAGTTTCTTCCTCGAAAGAACGGTCAGAAGACTCAGTTTCGAAGATTTCCGCAGCCTCGTCACCATACTTCTGATATTCGAGACCAAAAAGGGCGTTTAGGCCCGGTAATAGCTCCTTAAGGAGTTGCGCTCTTGAAATAGCCATTAGTTAAATACTCCTTAGATGCCGACGTTGTTGGTCATTTGATGACCGCCGGGGTTGAACTTAACCAGAATATCTGGGTTTGACTCGGTCAAATCAGATACTGCGGCGACGACGCGGAACGCTGCTGCTGCGGTTTGAGTAGCACCAACCACGGCAGAAGTTGAATTACCAGTAGCCGTATCACCAGTAGAGGTGGTTTGAGCTGTAGTAAAGTATACGTTCGCACCGATGTCGGATTGATCCATTGCAGCATCAGCTTGGCATTGGAACAGTACATTCGGATCGTCAACTACATAAGCCTTGATAGGACCGCCATTAGCAGTACCGCTTGGGTAATACTGAGCGAAAATAGTCTGGCCTTGTGCATTGACGTATTCGCAACCAACAAAAACGCCGATTGCGCCTACACCACTAGTTCCACTGATGGAGTTAGTAGTTAGGTCAGCGCCCGTGCCAGTAGCAAGAGCAATGTAGCCGTCCGCGCCGATAATAACAACTTGACCATAGAACAGGTTAGTTGCTTCACCAGCAGGGTCGATTAGGTACTGAGTAGTAGCGCCCGCGTAGGGCATACCATCAGCACGTTTTACAGGCTTAAGCCCGTAAGGTGTTGAAGATGTAGCCATTGTAATAGCTCCTAAAATTTATTTTCCGCTGCCGAAAGTAACCTTCGTTTTCCTATCATGAAATAGGGGCATACGAGGATCATTTTCGCGCATCAGGTTATTGTCCACAGAGTGAATTTGCGATTCCGCTTGTTGCTTATAGAAATCGTTTCGCTCTTGGACAAGTTCTACTGGGGCCTTACACAGCATCAAACCACCAACAATGACATTATCCTTAAACCGCTCATCAGAAACGACATCGGTAAATATCTCGGGGTGATCTTGTGCGCGTACAGGTTCCCAGCCTTCACGTATCTTAGAGGAGACGTTAGTAGCGTCAGACTGACCGTTAGTTGAAATACGAACCCAGTGGTAAGTATAGCCGTCTTCAGGAGTTGGATCAGGCAACACTGTAGGTCGCGTCCAAGCCTTTTTACGGACTGTCTTAGAACGGGTCTCAAGTTCTCTATCTAGTCTATTCTGACTCATTATTGTTTCCTCATTAATTCAGCAGCCTGTTTGGCGTAAGTTTCCAGTGGTACTCCAAGTTTTTTCGCAATAGCTATTTGTGATTGCGTTAACCTAATTTTCTTAGGTCCTGTGCTCCGCGTAGCGGGAGCAACCACGTTGCTAGATTTAGGCTTGGCCTGTACTTCTGGTTCGTCCTCTATCCCATCATCAAACTGATCGGGGAATACTTGTCGCATACGAGAGTTAATTTTCTCGTAGTATTCGTCTGATTGCGGGTCAATCCCGCTCTTTTTTAGCTTTGCGTCTAAACCCAACGCGAAAGCTGTCATTTCGTCGTCGGACCCAAACCAAGGGTTCTCATCTGCCCAAGAAACCGCACGTTCATCACGAACTGCTTGTGTTTCAATAGGTTGTTGAGGCACTTTTACAGTAGTTTCTTCTGTTTGTAAAGGAGCGGGTTTAAAGTTAGCTAGTCTATCGGCACGTATTCTTGCAGTTGCTATAGCGTCTTGAGCCTCAACAATAGCATCGGAATCACCTGCTTCGTAGGCGTCTTTATATTGACGCTTAGCCATTTCTAATTCTCGTGTTACTGTCTGTTTAGCTTGCTCAAGCAGTACGGTCTGGTTTTTAGACACCGTGCCAGTTAACCTTTGATTTTCCTCAACCAACTGCTTGGCATATGCTTCTAGCGCTTCTCGCTCACGCAAGGCAGCTTCTTTAGCCCTACGCTCGTCGTGATAGCCCTTACTAAAGTGTTTAATTCGGCTTTTCACCTTTTCGGAGTAGTTCTCTAGCTCCTCATCGGTTACTTCTTGGGGTGGTTCAGACGGTTTACGGCCCCGATCTTCTGGGGGTGTGTCGTCCTCTACCTCAATCTCTAAGTCGCCCGCTTTTATGGTATCTTTACCGGGTTTCTTCATATCTTCCCGACCGACAGCACCTTCTACTTCTAAGGGCGCATCGTCTTCAGCAATATCTACTTCTATTTCTGCGGCTGCTGCTTCTTCTTTATCGGGGTCTGGAAATTCAAACTCTACTTGTTGTCTAGGCATGGTCTATTCCTTATGCACGCGAAACCGCTCGCGGATCGTCAACGACAGCCTCAATCGAGTCGTCGTTCATTAGTCGATATTCCTGCTTTCCAACTTTAAAGCGCGTACCTGTATTGGCACGGAACATCACGTAGTCGCCTACTTTGCACCAAGGCCCAGTAGGAAATCTTTCTTTGTCGCTATAGGCTTCTGCGCCCATATCCAACACAACACCCACAGTAGACAGAATGTATTCCTCTCTGACTGTTGAGCTAGCCTTTACAAGACCACTGTCTCCAAAGGTCTCCTCCACGTTAGGAAGGGCAATAAGCACCCTGTACCCCACCGGTTTTGGAATCGAGGCTTCTAACTCCTCTTGGGTTTTTATCTCTTCGGCTATCTTCTTTTGCCTTTTCTCTTCCAATGCAGTCATTGCTGGAGCTACCGAGGCGTCAGCCCCCACTCCGGTTACCGTAATGGTTTCAGTCATCTTCATCTTCCATATAGTTACGCGAAAGGTCACCTACTTCTCTTAATGCAGCGTTTAGACCTCGAATGACGCCACACACCTCCCGATATTCGGCAAAGTCTTTAGCTCCGCCGCTTTTCAGAAAATCTTCGCTAGAACCTTTAAGCTCCGTAAGTTTTTGATTTAGCACGTCAAAGACGGTTTTAGCCATTATCTTCCCTGCCCTCTATATTCTTTAAAACTACGACGTTTGTGCTTATTCATAGAATTTATTTTAAAAGTGCCGTTGCCAATGCTCGTACCTTTTGTAGTACGGTTTAAACGTATAGCCTCAGCAGAACTTATGCCTGATTTTTTAGCCACCTTGTGGTCCTCGCTGTTGTTGAGCTTTAGCCATGTCTAATATTGCTTTAGCTTCATCCAAATCGTTCTTGGCTTGAGCTTGCTCGTTCTGTGCGGCTACGCGATTAGACTCAATAGTGGCGGTTGTTTGGGCTTTCTGCGCATCCAACTGTAGTCTTGCGGCGTCTAACTGAGCATCTGCCTGATCTTTAGCTGCTTTACGCTGTAGCTCGGCTTGTTTCAACTGTAGCTCGGCTTGCTGCATTTGGATAATTGGGTCCTGCGCTTGCTGTTGCGCTTGTTGTTGAGCAACTTGTTGTTGGTGTGACTGAGTAAGCTGAATAGCCGCCTGCGCTTGAAGTTGCGCAAGTTGAATTTCTACATCCTCAGACAACTGTTCGTTAATTGCAGGTAATGGAGCACCAAGACGCATTTCTATTTGTTGACGGTACATAAACGCTGTGTGCTCAGCCATGTGGGCCTGCAAAGCTGACATAATTCGATTAGCTTGCGGGTTTTGCCCAATAGTTTGCATAACCATAGGGTCTTGCATAAACGCTTGGTGCGTAGCGATATGAGCCTGATGATCTTGGTATATAAACGCTTTAATTGGGTTACCTGTAAGGGCATCCATATTTTCACTTACTGGATCAGAAGGTTTTATATCATCCTCTACTGGAACAAGCTTGTCGGCGTTCTTAATACCCAAAACTTCAATCATTTGACGATGAAGCTGGGGGAGGTCGTAGATTTGTGGGGTGGCCTGCGCCATCTGCAACACGGTTTGATACTGGACCACTCGCTGGGCCATTGTGCTGCTGTTGGGGTCGCTGACGGGAATTACTTCCACCATAGCGTAGTCGGCTCTACGAGCACGAGGTTCGCCACGATCAGGCACGTACATGTACTCTTCAGGCGCATACTCAGCAATGATTCTTCTCAGGAGCTTAAACTCCTGCTTCATTGAATAGTGCACCCTAGATTGCACCGCAGCCATTGGCTTAAGGGTACGTTCTAGAAGAGCGAGTGTTGTTCCAACAGGTGCATTTGCACTCATGTCGGATATGTTCATGTCTGAGATAGCGCCTAAACGTCGGCCTTCTTCTGTGATCTGCTGCAATAATGCTAACAACGTCTGAGAAGGTTCTTTGTATGGCAGCGGCATAATATTATCGCGGATGCTGCCAGACGGTACGTCTACATCACGGAATTCGCCCGGACCAATCGGTGTGTCGTCGCCTTTAACTCGTAGTCCCCTAGATTTGAGACCACCGGGGAGATTGGATAGGGTTCCAGCGTCAACGAGCTGACGGATAATACTAGTGCCAGCTTTAGCATAACCCCCAATAATGTGAATAAGTCCGAGTCCATAAAATCCAAATCCGGGTACGTAGGCATAATGTACGAAATGTTGACGCTTTAGTGTCAAAGGATCGTCAGGGTTCCAGTTGCGGCGTATCGCCAAAACTTCACCTGTACCCTTCTCAAGCGTTACTACATAAGGCTTTGCGACTTGCAGGTCGTCTTCCTCGTCTTCACCATCTACACCGTCAATAACTAGGTCAGCATGGACTTCTAGTATGGTGTAACGG